ACGCGCGAAGACCCGATATTACCTTGAAAGCATGGGAGAATCGAATACACGAAGCCAAAGATAGAGGTTTAATCAAAAAGAAACAACGCCCTAACTTTATCACTACTACTTTTGGTGGTGAACCTACAGACATTTCAGATGTTTGGGGTGCTATAGAAAGTGCAACAGGCGAAAACATCCGTAAGGCTGAAAACTCAAGATGGGCTGAAATAAGTTTTAAAGGTGATAGTTACATCGGTATTGCTCTTGCAAGCGACCAACACATAGGTAACAAGTATACAGACCATGAGCGAATGAGAGAAGATGCAGAAATAGTTGCAAACACTCCTAATTGCTACGCTATACACGCGGGCGACTTTATTGACAACTTCATAATAGACAAGCCTCGACCAAGTATGAAGGCAACGATTCCCCCCAGTGTTCAATGGAAACTATGCGACCACTACCTGTCTATGTTTGAAGATAAGATTCTTGCAGTAGTTGCAGGTAATCACGACCTATGGACCAGTGGCATGACAGATTATGACCCATTGAGCCGACAGGTACTCGATAGAGATATACTATATCATCCCCATGAGTTAAACATTAGAATAATGAACGGTAAGATACCTTACAACTTTGCTATACGACACAAGAGGCGTGGTAACTCAAATATCAACCCATCTCGCGTAGTTAAGAAAATGTGGGAGGATGGTGAAAGTGATTTCGATATTGGAGTTGTAGGTCATCATCATACACCAGTTATTGAAAACTTCACAAGACATGGCCTTGAAAGATGGGCTGTGAGGCCGGGTAGTTACAAAATTATAGATGGTTACTCAGAAATGATTGGATTCCAAAACGAAAGACCAACCTGTCCGTTGGTTATACTTAATCCAAAAACAAGACATATACAAGTGTTTGCTGACTTAAGAGACGGTATTGAAACACTTAAGGTATTAAATGGTGAGTAAGTATGGTAGATGAGTTTTTTCTTACAGAAACATGGAAATCTGATTGTGAGGAGTTTATGATAGGCTCTCTGATAGATGATACCGATAGTTTATTATTTTGCTTAGAGATAGGAGACTTTGAAGTTGCAACTATTGTTCTTGATAGGGCTAACATAGAAAGTCTCGTTGATTTCCTCGCTGAATGGACTGGCTTTCCAATGTTTGTTGACAGCAATCCATTAGGTGTATCAGATGAAAAGCAATGACTTAATTACTAATTTCAATCTACAAAGAAGTAGATACGACCATAGACACTTCTATGAGTGGTTAGGTTATACTTGGGGCAACCATATAGGAGAATGGTTTGACTTATTTAACGATAGGCAAGGTAAAAGTGTTCATAGGGTTTTACTGATTGCTCCGCGAGACCACTCCAAATCCACCACATTGAGGATAAAGGCTTTACACAGTCTACTTTTTGAGAGATGGCGCAACAAACCTTTCACTACATGGTTGTTCTCTGCAAGTAAAGACTTGGCAGCAAACCGTCTTGAAGAAATCAAAGAGGACTTGAAAAGACATCCGGAGTTATCACGGATGATAGATGAGTCTAAATCTAACAAATGGAAACTACAACTAACCAATGGTGCGTGGATTAAGGCATCATCAGTAGGTTCTGCTATTCGTGGAGAACACCCTGCAAGGATTATTCTTGATGACGTATTAGATGATGGTGGTGATAAGACCGATGAAGACATCAGACAGTGGTTTAGAAAGAAACTAACACCTATGCTTTCCCCCCAAACATCTATCTTTGTTGTAGGTACGCCTCTATCTCTTACAGACTTATACCACACTGAGATGCTTGAGAACATAGCATGGGTATCATGGAAAAAGGGTAGCGTGTTAAACTATGATGAGTGGGTCAAAAACCCCGAAGAAGTAGAGCCTATCGCTCTTTGGAAAGAATATAGACCGATTGAGTTTTTGTTGGAGCAAAGAGATGCTATGGGTGAATTGGCATTTTCACAAGAATACCTCTGCCGTGTAGTTGATGATGCTTCGGCAGTGTTCCCCCAACACATTACACGTAAACATTTGCAAATGGAAACCTTCTTAGAAAAGGAGAAGTTGCATGAAGGTAGGTATGTGATAGGGTTTGACCCCTCACACGGTATAGGTAAGGACTATTCTGTTATGGTTGTTATGAGACAAGACAAAGAAGGATTCTTACACGTTGTAGATATATGGAGAAGGAATGACTTTGAACCAAGTAAACAGGCACAAGAAATAATTAGATTGTGTACTACATACAAGAATCCTATCTTTGCTGCGGAGTCAGCAGGTTTTCAGAGGCTATATCATTCTCTTTTGCAAAACATGGGTGCGAATGTAGATTATAGACCAAGCCCAGTATCTAACAGGGTTCTCAAACAAGGACTGCTTATGAGAATGCGAGCATGGTTTGAACAGGGTAAAGTAGTATTCCCCTATGGAGACCATGAAACAAGAACAGTAGTCAATGAGTTGTTGCATGAATTAGAGACTCACGCATGGGATGGTGGCCTTATTGTGGATAAAGGTAAGCATAACGATATAGTTATGGCTCTTGCACACGCGATAGACCAATTCAAGAATAAGACTACTTCGTCTGATTCCCCTATGGTATCTAAGGGTGTATCACTAAATAGTTGGAAAGGTAAGGCTTCGCCTCGTAATCCAACCAGTAATGGTAGGTTTGTATCGTTTAGACCTTAGAATGCAAGGATAGCAACGATTGCATCATTACCGGGGTCTCCGGAAAACACTACAGTTACAGCGTTTGCTCCGGTAGCCTTTGCGGTTTTGATAGTTACGTTGTTGCTTCCATCATCCTTTAGGGTTGCAATAATCTTAGATGCAGTAGTTACACCTGCAACAGTCAGTGCTTCGCTTGCAGCACCTCCAGCAGTAGTGACTTCAACAACCTTGTCAGCGAGAACGTCTGTGACGCTGCTGGAAAGGTCTGCGGTGTCTACTCCACCGTCTCTTATGTGGTGTCCCATGATTACATCTTGCAATTGTCGGTTCTTTGGCATGAATAAGACTAATTACTTCTGTTTAATTAAGATTATTATGTATTTATAAAATATATAGTGTTTTTCTATAAAAAAATAAAAAATGAAAAAAAAATAAAAAAATTACGAGAGGGGGTTGGCGTGTAACCCCCTCCGCCACTGGCTGAATTATTGGCACAAAAATACTTGCAATTTAGGCAACCCTAAAACTTGCAAAAACGCTGTACTGCAAGCCAGTTGAATAGTTGCAAATCCTCTTAAACTGGCATGGTATCCGATGTTCATGGTGAAAGTACCATTTGAGAACGATGACGAACAGCCCGAAAACGCCAACAGCATTGACCCTATAGGGTCAATGGGTTCAGAAAAGGAGGTGTGGATTGATGGCAATTTTTCTGACCCTATCAACTTCTGCTTCTATCCGGTGTCGAAATCACAAATCGGCCTCCCTCAGATTGAGCAATTAGATACCTACGGTATCTTTACTCCTCAAATCGTCTATATGTCGGCTATCATTCCGGCTGATGTTGAAGATGATGAGCCGTTGAAGGTGTTTGCAATTACCTACAACCAAGGATACGAAATGTACTCCACCAAGACCACAAAAACAGGCTTGCAGTCCCTCATTCTTGAGTCTGAATTGGAGTTTATGGAATTGGAATATCTTGAGTCTTGGGATGAAATCGAAATCGGCATTTCAGCATCATTTTGCCCTGCTGAATTGCAAGCCGAATTAGGGCTTGAAATGTTGCAAATTATGGAGTGAAATAAGGGAGCAGTGCAACGATTTCAATTTTTTTTTCGGTGGTGAATCTTGATGAAATCCGAAATCAGTTTGGAGTTGAAGCACTTGACAAATCCCCTACTAAATCGAAGATTTAGTGTCCGGTTGAAATCCGGCTAAAAGTTGCAAAAATTGAGAGGGGCTGACTGACCTACGGTCAGCCTCTCTCTCTCTCTTTTTTTTTAACTTATCAGAATTAGTCTTCGACTATTTGAGATAAGGTAGGAAACTTCTCCGATTTTTTTGACTTTGAGAAGGTCAATCTTGATTGACACCAAGTGATTTCAGTCCGGCTAATAGTGCCAATAGGTATCAACTCGTTGATACCGTAGTCCGGCTATTAGTTGCAAATGGTCGAAAAAAAAACGATAAACTCGCGCACCGGACTTCACGCAGGGAGAGTCATCAGAAGTCTCTCATGCCAAGTCCTTGACAAGCGCGTAGGTGCGCCTCTAAGTGGTCGGTTTTTTCGATGGACTTCATGTGCGAATCCGCCCGGAAATAAGCAATATATCTACGATATTTGCTTCATTTCTCATGCTGAGATTACACACTGGCCTCTGTATGTTCTGAATGGATAGAATATCCAGTCAGAATGTATCCGAGCGTCTGTTTTACCAAACTATACTACTGAGTATTGTTTGGAAAAATTGCAAAAAAATTAGGCCGACCTAAACTTGTCAAAACTCAGACGGTGTGCATAATGCGAGAAAGAGTCTTAAGTAGGTGCGCCTCCGATTAGAGTGATGGAGTCCGAAATTGGAAACCTGTTTGGAGCGATAATGATGATTGCCTTCGGCTTAGATGCCACCAGTCTAAGCCACTTGGAGGTCTTTGGTGGACTGTATGGAGTAGCACCCATCCTTTCTTTGATAGGATGTGCGGTACTCAGCGTTCAGTCAGCAAAGAATATCTCGGTGGATGACTTAGAAAAAGTCAGAAGGAGGATAAAGAGGCTCGGTGCTTGCAATGTCTATAGACAAACTGCTTCCCACGACCAACTTTGCCCTTGTTGTGGAGAATCTACCAAGGGTAGAGAAGTTGCAAACTTCTTGTCTGATGGGTCTTCGACCCACATCTTTGGCAATAGAACGTCAAAGTGGCTTCACTTTGAATGTGGTGTTCAAGCAGGGTTTGCCGTAGGAGCAAAGAGGACTGCTAAGTCCCGCAAGACTCCTTCTGCGGAAACTGGAAAGACGATTCACTTTCAGCACCTTTACTACGACACTCCTCTTGACTTCAAGAGGATATTCAAAGTAGCAGTCCATGACCCTGCATTCAGCGACTCATTCTATACGAATGAAGCAGAGAATGATATATTGGCTTGGATTCGCAACAGTCCTCAGAGTCTTCACTCAGTGGCTCAGAGTGAGCCAAAGACCAAAGAACCCGTAAATGAACCAGTAATTTCTGAGCCAGTTGAGCCAGTTGCAACTAAAGTTGCAAGCAACAACTCTGCCGTTGGTCTAATAGAGAATGCTATCCGAGAGATAGCAGGTCAAGCACTGGATGAATCCACTGTAAGAAGGATTGCAAAAGAAACTGCGGATTCCCAAATCGCACAGTTTAGCAAGTCCTTTGCTCCGGTAAGAACCCTTCAAGTAGTGAAGGGTCAAGAAATAGTTTCATCTTCCGATGAAGTCTATCATCCTCATTTCCCAACTGCGTTGGGAATTATGACTGCTGGACTTGCAACAAGAGGATTCCCTAACCCAGTCTTTATGACTGGGGATGCCGGTACTGGAAAGTCTTACGCGGCGAAGATGTTTCACAACTTGTTGCAACAAGTTGGTTTGCTATCTTCTGAACAAGACTACAAAGAAGTTGTCTGCTTCGCAGATATGGAGAAAGGCGACTTGATTGGTCGAGTTTCTTACAACATAACCGAAGGTTCGATGGACTGGAATCAGAGTGGTCTTACCACTGTTCTGCTCAATGGAGGCATAGCCTTCATTGATGAATTGGATAAGGCCGACCCACAAGTTGCAACTTTGTTGAATGGTGTTCTTGCTTCTCGTCAATTGGCTCACCCAGTGACAGGCGAAGTATTGCAAGTCAGCAATAATGCTTACATTATTGCAGCAGGTAATACCACTGGCTTCACCAAGTCACCAAAGTTTGTGAGTGCAGTAAGACAAGACGCTTCGCTTCTTGACAGATTTGCCGGTGGCTTTGTGTCCTTCGGACACTCAGACCGAATCATGGCTCATATTTGTGGCATTGGAAATGCCGGTAGAATGGAATCAGAGGAGTCACCCGAAGGGAATCCCGCTTCTCCTCAAGAAGTCTTTGACGCTTTCAAGGCACTAAAAGACTTGAGCGATAGCAGTAGAAGCCCTATCCCAATGTCCTATAGGGCATTGGAGGTCGGTATCAGTCTTGCAAATGCCGGATGGACTATGCCAAGCATAGTAGGTCGTTGGATTCTACCTTTCAATGATGAATTGAAAAGACAAGTAGTTGCAAAATCAATCGGTGGTCTAACATCACATGAAGAATCTGCTTCGCTGATTCCTCGCAATGTTGAGCCAATAACAGTAGTAGGAGGAGCAGTCTGAGTATACTCAGACTGTTCTTGCAACTAAAGGAGGTGAAAAGATGTTGAAGAATGACAAAACCGATATTCACGGTGTCCGAACAGGACACTTTAGGCATGGAGGTCAGACTGTGGATTTCATTTACGCACCGTCTCACTCTGCCATGATTCGAGCCATCGAAGATGGTGAAAGAAATGAGGGCATCCAAACTCTTGCTGATGGTAATAATTGGCATGGTCGGAATGTATCTGCCAAGCAGATAAAGATAGAAGGGAAAGAAGGCGCAGGGTACTCTGCGGATTCTAAAGCAGTGAAAAAGCATGAAGGAGCAATGCTTGACGCATTGTCTCAGTATACCTCAGAAGTAGTTGCAAATGTCAGATTGTGGACTGATAGTCCACGCTCTGTAAATGCA